CTGTCTCGGTTCATCTTCTTGATATGACCACCAAACTCTCCACACTCGTTCATTAGACCTAGTGTGACATACAGCAGTCCAATGTCCTTTGGGTAGATGGCAGTCTTTTTACATTCGTCTTGGAAGCTATCAAACTCTGACTTGAGTTCCCACTTAGGCATCAGTAATCATCCTTGTATCTCTCCAAGTACACATAGCCTAGTGTGTCTAGCACATCAAGGACTTTCCACAGGGTCAGGTTGTTTTCTTTCAGGATATTGACGAAGCCGTGTTCTTCAATGATCTTTAGGATTTCTTCTTTAGTCATTTTCTAGGGTACAATCTTGTGTAAGCTACGTGAGAGGCATCAAAGAGGTGCAGTTTCATAAAACTCTCCGTACATTCTTTTTCTATGTTCTAAGGAAACAAACTCTGCTTCCTCTTTTGTGTCGTAAGCACCAAGATACAAGAACCCTTTACGAACACCTTTAGAAGAGTAAGCTTCCCATTTCCCACTCTTAAGAAGTCTACAACCCTTGGCTTTAACTTTTTTATTTGCGCAATTCTGTGATTTTGTCGCGGCGCGCAAGTTCTCTATGTTATTATTAGCTACGTCACCATTTATGTGGTCTACACATTCAGGCAACCACCCATAGACAACCGCAAAGATTGCCCTATGAAGCAACCACCTTTGTTTGTCCAAAACAAAAGAGCGGTATCCCCTTTTATTAATTGAGCCACCTAGTTCTTGGCCCACCTTAACATTAACACCTCTTTCCACAATCGAAATAAGTTTCCCATCCTCATAACGACAAGTTTCCCTAAGTCTATTAATGTCCTCTTGGGTATAGTTTCGTGGTTCCATTAAAACCTCCATCAAATAACCCCCAGAAAAAATCGTCCGTGCTAGTCTGCTTACTACCCTCGATCCACTTGACCCTCCCGATAGGCACAACCTTCTTACAGATAGTCATGTAAGGTGCCATGCGTTTATTACAAGCATACCCGAAGGGAAGGAGCAACCAAGTTGGCTTTAGTGTAGGAAAGAGTTCCAGCATAGGCTGTAGGATTGACCACAAGAAGGGTGGGTTAGTAATAATCAAATCACTCTCTAGGGTATCACTATAGGTCAAGGTCAAAGCATCTTTCTGAGTGATGCTGTTTATTTGTGGCTCAATGTCAAACTCTTGTCTGGCCCACCATGCACCATCAGTCATCCTATCTATGTGGACAGAGAGACGACCATCACCAGCACAAGGCTCACAGAAGCTACCGTACTCTGGCAGATGAGCGATAAGAGGCTCTACAGCCTTACTTGGTGTGGCATACCAGTCTCGGTCACGTCTAGGCTTCTCTGTGATGTTGTTGCTTTTGACTTTAGCTCTCTTAGCCATTTCCGTACTCCTTAGCCAACTCAGCCATGCTGATGAATTGAGGATTGAAGTTACCATTCTCAACCTCTCGCATAACTACAACACCTTTCCACCATTCTCGATTGGCTTGTCCGCCCCAACTCTCTTCTTTACCCTTAAAGCAACCAACCACCATCCCCACAATCGGATTAGGGTGGGCGTCATCTTTGAAATAAAGACTGCGCTTATGAGAGTGACCACAGACAGCAGAGCTATTACGCTTTTGTAGAAGCCCATAAGCATGGTGAATGCCAGACATAGCACTACCAAAGTTACCAGAACTAAAATAGTGAGCGTAAGAAACACCGTCATAAGACGCGATAGCGGGGGCTGAGTGTTCATACTCCCAGTATTCGTCAAACCAATGGTCTGTTTGAAGATGGCTGAAGGAAACCCCGTACTTTTGTCCCTCAAGTCTTGGGTCATGTGAAATGGCCCTTTTAATTCTGGCTTCATGGTTGCCTTCCATACCAATGCGCCAAGGGCGTTTCTTTTTAGAGATACGCCAACGGCCCCACAACCTGTCCATAGCTTCGTTGTACACCTCAATATCTCTCTCATAGGATTGAGATACAATAGCTTGAGGATATTTTGTATCGAAAGAGTTAAGGCTCTGCATGTCGGCCCCGTCCCCCAAGTCGATGCAATAATCAGGTTTAACATCTTCAATCAAAGATGACAACCAATCAAAGCGGGTATTAGGCACATCAGGGTGCGTGTGGGCGCAAGACCAGATTATTACGGATTTACTCAAAGGTCTTCATCCCACACTAGAGAAACGACCTGATCAACAAAGTGTTCGACCATAATCATTGCTTCATCAAAGTCTTCAAACACAAGCTCTTCCTCACTGAGGACCCCACGATCATCCTGCATAGTGACATACAAGACATAACCTTCGTTGTAGAGAAGACCGAACCCATCGTCATCCATGTCCCAGTCAGGAACTTCACTAGAGTGAACTGGACCACGAAGCACATTCACTACTTTAGCCATAGATGTCTTCCTCACTCTCTTCGTCGTCTATAAAAGCGTAATGATAGCCTTCCCAGTTATCGACCCCGGCTGCTTCAAGGCGCATCAAAAACTGGCTATCTTTAAGAAGCTCTTCGTACTCTTTCTTCGGGATAGTGACTACTTTAGCCATTTCTGTGGAATCTCCTTGTCAGCATAAATGAAGCCATGTTGGTCACACCAGTCACCATAACTGGTTTTAGACCCTTTGTTTATCTTAGCCTTAGAGTTAGAGAACACAAACCTAATGTCTAGCTTAGGGTATTGCTTCTTGATAAGCAAGTGTTTCTTCCTGTCTGCACTCACGAACCTTCCCTTAGTCTCAACTATTAGACCATTAGGAAAAGTAAAGTCTGGTGTGTAGCTCCTGACTTCATCCACTTGATACTTGATCTTTGTGGTTTCATATCCGAACTCAACACCAGACTCTTTTAGTTGTGTTGCAACCTTGACTTCTAGGCCAGAACGATAACCTAGTCGATGGGCGGCATCCATACTTGATTTTCTTGTCGCCTTAGCCACAACAACCTCGCATTCATAATTACTCGTTCAACATCGTTCTCGTAGGCTTCAACACACACTTTGAACATTTCTACGTCAGTTTGGCACTCTGAGAGCATCTTCTGTGCTGTCTTAGGACCAACCTTGTAGAGGCCAATAACGTGGTCTGCGTCATCACCAGTTAGTACTTGTTCATAGAAGTTGAACATTGCAGCTTCTTCAGTTATCTTTTCCCAGCTTTGCCTTCGTGGATTATAGATAGTGCCGGGGATAGTCCTAAAGTCTTTATCGACAGATACAATAACGCAATCAGGATATAAACGGGTTGCTTCAATAGCGATATCATCATCAGCTTCTTGCCCTTCGCTGACTGTGGCTCCGTAGGTATCAATCAAGTATTGCCTAGCAAAGCCTAAAAGTAAGGGTTTCTCTCGACCTACTCTGTTCATCTTGTAGGTCCCAGAGACTTCATTACGAAAGTTACCCTTCCCAGTCAGGAAGATTTGATAATCCTCTTTTGTAGCGTAGGGGTTGGTGGCCTGTAAGATTTCCTCAATGATCTTATCAAGTTTATCACAGATACCACCAACAGTCTGCCCATCCTGACTAAACGCTGCTTGATATGTCAGCGGATCGCCATCAATGAGGAGTTTCACTTAGCACGCATCCCTTTAACAAAAGCTTCGTACTCTGGTGTAGTCAGGTAATATGACAACACACAATAGAAAGAACTGAGTGTCATAGCAATATTATCAGGTGTCTCAAACGGATCATTCTTTGGGTCACTCAAGAAGCCAATGACCTCTTTAAGTTCTTTGATAATGATTTGCTCCCGTAGGTCATAGCCGTCATCATCACTATCAATGATGGCTGTGATTAGATCAAGTTTACTTTGAGAGTTCATTGTTCACCTTAAAGATTGTCGGGAAGGCTGGTTCTAGGGCTTTACGAATTTCACGAGCAAGCAAGACATGTTCCCATTGGGTAACACCGGGATCATCACGTACATCAAGATAATGCAACCAACTACGAACTGTTCCGTTAACATAAAGCTTACTCATGGTAAGCCCTTCAGGAAGGATTACACGAGCACACTCTTTAGCCACAGAGTGTTTACGCATATTAGTGTAGAGCATTCTGGCTTCAGAAGCCAAAGCATCTGCGTTGTAGTCAAACCTATCTTGCAAGGTTTCGTCTAGATCATCAACACTATTCTGACGGTTCTTATCATCTTGCCTACGGAACTCACGATCCGTAAACTCAATCTCATCAGAGTATCGCTGACTGAACTCTTGGAAACAGAAGCTACGATGACGTAGAAGCTGACGGGTAATATCCCTTGGTGCCTCTACCTCAACAATAGCGTTAGCCATCTCAAAGACTGACCAATGTTTGTTACGGATACAGTAGTCAAGAAGCTTGGAGTAGTCAGGGTTATCTTGGTTGTTGGGGTTGGAGACCCTCGCGCAGTACGCGATGAGAGCCTCCGAATTAGCTGCTGGTGTACCAATAACAGGTTGTGTCAAGGCCACCAGCTTTGCGCTAATCTTCATTGAGTGCTGACCTCC